TTTTTTACTTCCTGCCTGGATGGTTGGTCGTAAACCTGATTTAAAAATTATTCAATCTACTCACACAACTGAGCTTGCAATTAGATTTGGTAGAAAAGCTAAAACACTAATTGATTCTCCGGAGTATCAACAAATGTTTAAAACCACGCTCCGCGAAGATTCACAAGCTGCTGGTAAATGGGAAACCGCGCAAGGCGGTGAGTATTACGCGGCTGGTGTTGGATCGGCTATTACTGGACGGGGCGCGGATCTTCTAATTATTGATGACCCCCATTCTGAGCAAGACGCATTAAACATGACAGCAATGGAACGAGCTTACGAGTGGTATACATCAGGACCACGTCAAAGGTTGCAGCCTGGTGGAGCAATTGTTCTGGTTATGACAAGATGGAATATGAAAGACTTAACTGGGATGTTATTAAGATCTCAAAAAGAATTAAAATCAGATAGATGGGAAATAATTGAATTCCCCGCAATACTTCCTTCAGGAAAACCTGTTTGGCCCGAGTATTGGAAGAAAGAAGAACTAGAAGGTGTTAAAGCTTCTATTTCAATCGGTAAATGGAACGCGCAATGGATGCAAAACCCAACAGCGGAAGAAGGATCGTTGATTAAGAGGGAATGGTGGAAGAAATGGGATAAAGATTATATGCCAACCTTAGATCATGTCATTCAAAGTTATGACACAGCCTTTTTAAAAAAAGAGACAGCCGATTATAGTGCAATTACAACATGGGGAGTCTTTAGGCAAAATGAAGACAGTCCACCTAATTTAATCTTACTGGATGCGGTTAAAGAACGATTAGAATTTCCTGAATTAAGAAAGAAAGCCCTAGAGCAATATAAATACTGGAATCCTGAAACAGTTATTATTGAGTCTAAGGCATCAGGTTTACCTTTAACATATGAGTTGCGAAAAATGGGTATTCCTGTTATAAATTACACTCCTAGCAAAGGTAACGACAAACATGCTAGAGTTAACGCCGTTTCTCCGATCTTTGAATCGGGACAAGTTTGGGCGCCGGATTTTAAATTCGCAGAAGAGGTGATTGAAGAGTGTGCATCATTTCCTTATGGAGATCATGATGATTTGGTGGATAGTACAACACAGGCGGTTATGCGATTTAGACAAGGAGGGTTTATAACTCACCCAGAAGACGAAAAAGAGAATTTCATACCTACGCCAGTAAGAGAATATTATTAAGATGGATGTAAATAATTTAACAAGTGTCTATAATCAGAACCCGACTTTACAAAGTCAGTATACTTTACAACAATATTTAGATATGTTTGGTGGAAGTTCAACGACTCCTCCAACAACACCCCCAACTACTCCTCCAGCAACTCCTCCTAATCAAGGAATTATTGGATCAAATATAAATCAATATCAAACCGGCGGCGGTGGAGGTAGAGAGGGTTATAATCCATACCAACCTAATGCTAATGTAAACACTAATTACCAACCTAACTACGACTATAGACAACACATAGATTATGATCCCAATTTGACTGCTACAGCAAATCAAAAACAATTTGATATGTATCAAGATTATTATAATAAACCAGCTCCTTCAGGAATAGCAAAAGCAATCAATACAGGTATCAATATGATACCAGGTATTGGTACCATTAAAAGAGGTATAGAATTTGTAGGAAATACTCTTGGAAAATATATGCCTGTAAACCAAAGAGGTATTTTTGAAAATGAATTAAGAGGTTCGGGTGTTTTTACTGATGACATCGGTAGAATAGCAATAGGACCAGATGGTAAATATAATACACCAGAAGGAATTATGGCTGGCTACAATGCTAACCAAATGACTGATAAAACTTTTGATAAAAGAACAGAGACAATAACAGAAACATTAGGAAGTAAATATGGAATAACTGATGTTGACGATATACAGGGAATAATTGATGGAACAATTACTGACGAAGATATAGAAGCGAAATACGGAATAAAAACTAATCTAACTAGTAATTTGTATAATATAAATTTAGCCAAAAAAGCTTGGCAAAAGAGCAAGAAAAAATCACAAGACATATTTGATTTTGAAGTAGAAAAAAAGAAACAAGCAGCAATAGAACTAGCAGCAAAAAAATCTAGAGAAGAATCAGCAAGACAATATGATCCCAATGTACACGGACCAAATAATTATGGACTAGGTAGTGATGGTCAGCAATCTTATGATTCAGGACAAGGGTTTGGTGTTAATGCAACAACCGGCGGTCCAGTAAGTAATAGAAGTGGTAAAGGAAGAACGGATTATAGGTACGGGGGAAGAATAAGAAATTATTTTAACGGCGGGTTAGTTAGTCTACGGAGACGCTAGTGGCTGAAACTTTATTTACAGATATCATTAACAACTTAGGTAAGTCAAAAGTTAAAGTTACCGGATCAGGTAGTAAAACTGGTAAACAACAAATTGTCGGCGCACCGTCAGGCATTACTTCCGATAAAGAAAACATTAACCTACAAGGTAGTGCAGAGATTCCTATTACAAACAACGTAGATTTTTTACTAGACGGTCAGTACAATAAATTTAGAGACAACATAGAATACAAAGACAATCAAATTTTTTTAGAAGACGCACCAAGCAACATCAATAGAAAAGTTGGAATAGGTATTAACAAAGACGGAGAAGGTTTTGGTGGTTATGCTAAATATGACATTGACAATAAAGAGCCTGAGTTTTTTTTAGGATATAAAAAAACATTCGCGGACGGCGGATCGACTAACGGTTCCGGGGATAAAGCATTCAGTGCAAAAGTAAAAGAACTAATGGATGACGGCTATGACTTCGGTGAAGCTGTTAAAGAAGCGATGAGACAGGGTTATGCAAAAGCAGGATTAGTTGATCCAGAGAACAAAGTTAAAAAAGGTCAAGAGTTAGGTAAAGGTATTGCACAAAGAGTAAAATATATAGATAAGCAGGGAAAGCCTGCTATTAGATATATAACTTCAGCAGTAGGAGATAGCGGTTTAAAAGAACATACAACCTACAAAAAAGCCAAAGATCTGAGAGAAACTCTAATCAAGAAACATAAAATAGGAGAAGTAAAAGCTTACAAAGGAAAATATAATTACAAAGAATTAATAAAAGATAAGGACTTTAAAAAGTTTTGGAAAGCAAAAGTAGATGCTAAAGATGCAGATTCTATTCTTCAAGGTCAAGGATCTCGTGAGGGAATTCAGAAAGTTATAAAAAAACATAACCTAAAACCAAACGACTACGAAGGTATCTTTAACAAATTATTAGAAGAAGTAAGAATAAGTGAAGCAGTACGAAAAGGTAGAGGTAAGCTAGGACAAACAAAATTAGTATCCCCAGCAATTGTAGATAATTTAATGGAAACATTTAAAAACGCTTATAAACCTAATATTGGAACTATTGATACTAAAGCCATGGGTAAATTACTTAAACTTTCTGACGGAGAGTTAGAAAAATTAATGACGTTTATAGATAAAGATTATCCCGCTGAAGAACTTCGTTTAGCTAAGTCATCTGATGTAAGTAGAACAAGTAAAGCTGCTATAGTTAAAAATAAATTAAAAGCAGCAGGAATTACAGTTACAAAACATGGAAGAAAAGGAGAAGGGTCTCGGTATAGATTTAAATTAGATAAAGACATTAACAAAGCAGATAAAAAATTTAAACAATTGGAAAAGTCAAAAACTTTTGGTTTTTCAAAAGAGTATAAAATTCCAAAATATCCTAAAAGTTATAAAGATAAATTTACCACACTATCTAAACTATCTGATGAATATAAAAAAATGGGATATAGTAAAGATAGAGGAGCAATTCATCAATTAACCAAAGCTTTAAATAATGCTGTTAAAGGAATGACTGATGCGGAGGTACGTGCTTTTGTCAATGACAATCCTAAAATAAAAAATTTAGTCACAGCTCGTTTTAATGCTCGAACTGGAAATATTGACAATATCCCTTTATCTCAAATGAGTACAGCGCAGATAAGACAAAACTTACAATTTGAACAAGATCACATTAGAGGAAGATCTACTGTAAAGTATGATGCTGGAACTAAAAAAATATTAGATGGACTAGGTATAGAATATCCAAAAAATCTATACATTATTCCTAAAGCAATAAACATGTCTACTAAACGAGCAGTAGAAAATTTTGTATCCGACTATCCTGAAGAAACTAAAAAAATTAATAAGATAAATAAATGGTTTAAAAAAAATAACTTATCTTACTTCAATAGAAGAACCGAAAAATATGGAGGAGCTAAACCTTCTAAATCATCTGTGGAGCTAAAGCATTTAGGAATAACAAAAACTAGTCAACTCAAAAACTTATTTAGTGGAACATACAAAGATTCGTCAGGTAAAAAAAGAGTTATAACTAAAGACGTTAACAAATTAATTAATGTTATAAATGAACGAAATAAAGTTCGACACGGTGTAGCATTAACAGACGATATTAAAGTAATTCAAAAAGCGGCTAACGCTAATGGATTTAGATTAAATAGTTTTGCAGGTTTTATGGATTTTGCAAACTCAGGAATTGAGTTTTCACCAGAAGTAAAAAAATCTATGGCTCGAGTTATGGAAGTAGGTGGAAAAGCTTTAAGAGGTGTTGGAAAAGTAGCAGTTGTTATTGATCCTATGTTTGCTGCTTATGATTTTTCAAGTGCAATCGGTAAAGGAGCTACCGGAAAAGATGCCGGTATATATGCAGGTCAAAGATTTTTTGAAGGTCTTGCTAATTTACCTGATCTTGCTGCTAGTGGTATAAAATATGGATCTGATTTTTTACAAGGTAAAAAAGGAGATGATTTAAAATTTGAACAAGGAACTTTGTATAAGCCTTACGATTTTGCGCAAAGAAATCTAGAAGAAAAATTAGAAGCGATGCCTAAATCTCAAAAGTTAAGAAATATTGCTAATAAAGATTTTAATGTTAGAATAGGAGCGAACATGGGTATGGTAGATGACATGTACATACCTGCTTCTCGAGCAGAAATGGAAAAAGCTAGACAAAAGTTTTTAAAAAGTCAAATGGGTCCATATTATAAATATGGAATTGAGACATTACCAAGAAAGGTTGCTAAACCTAATAAGTATGATATAGATACGTAAAGGTGTACAATAATTAACAGGAAAGAGATATGGCAAAAATAGAAGACGCATTACCCAACGAAATAGTTAAAGACGAAATTTTTCAAGAAAAAGAAGTTCTTCTTCCAAATAATGAAGAAGTAACAACTACTGAAGATGTCAATGTTACTATGGATGAAGACGGCGGAGCAGAAGTAAATTTTGACCCTAACGCTCCAGGAACACTACAAACCAATGAACATTTTTCAAACTTAGCAGAAGTTATGGATGAACAGTACCTAGCAGAACTTGGTACAAATCTTTTTGACAAATATACAGAATACAAAGAATCTAGAGGTGACTGGGAAGACACTTACAGAGAAGGTTTAAATCTTTTAGGATTTAAATACGAAAGACGAACAGAACCTTTTAGAGGTGCATCAGGTGTTAATCACCCTGTACTTGCTGAAGCGGTTACACAATTTCAAGCGCAAGCTTACAAAGAATTATTACCAGCTGATGGTCCCGTACGTGCACAAATTTTAGGTGACGTTACAAATCAAAAACAAGACCAAGCTCACAGAGTAAAAGATTTTATGAATTATCAAATTATGGATCAAATGCCAGAGTATGAACCTGAATTTGATCAAATGCTTTTCTATTTGCCCCTGTCCGGTTCTACCTTTAAGAAAGTTTATTATGATGACCTTTTAGGTAGAGCTGTTTCTAAATTTGTGCAAGCAGATGATTTAATTGTTCCTTATTCTGCAAACTCATTAGAAGACGCAGAAGCAATTGTTCATGTTTTAAGAATGTCAGAAAATGAAATTAGAAAACAACAAGTTTCTAATTTTTATAAAGATATAGAATTAGGACAACCACCTGTTGTAGAAAATCAAGTTAAAGATGCAGAAAGAAGATTAGAAGGAATTTCTAAAGATGGAAACCAACAAGATCAATTTGTAATTTTAGAAATGCATGTTGATTTAGATTTAGAAGGTTTTGAAGATATGGGTCAAGATGGTGAGCCAACTGGAATTAAACTTCCTTACATTGTAACTATTTTAGAATCTACTAATGAAATTTTATCGATTAGAAGAAATTACACACCAGATGATCCAACTAAAGAAAAAATAAAATACTTTGTACAATATAAATTTTTACCAGGTACAGGTTTTTATGGTTTTGGTTTAATCCACATGATTGGTGGTTTAACTAGAACAGCAACTTCTGCATTAAGACAATTATTAGATGCAGGAACTTTAGCTAACTTACCTGCTGGTTTTAAAACTAGAGGAATCAGAATTAGAGATGATGCACAACCATTACAACCTGGTGAATTCAGAGATGTAGATGCACCTGGTGGAAACATTAAAGATCAATTTATGCAATTACCGTTTAAAGGACCAGACCAAACTTTACTTCAATTAATGGGAGTAGTTGTTCAAGCTGGACAAAGATTTGCAAGTATTGCCGATGCACAAGTTGGTGATATGAATCAACAAGCCGCGGTCGGTACTACAGTTGCATTATTAGAAAGAGGATCAAGAGTAATGTCAGCAATCCACAAAAGACTATACGTTGGTCTTAAAACAGAATTTAAATTATTAGCAGAAGTATTTAAAACTTACTTACCA